TCTACTGCTAAACGTGCTTATGATTATATATGTAATGTTGAATGGACTAACATTTTTGAACGCATTAAACAATTTTTAACTAACTCATCTGTTATTCTCCCATTATTTCTTGCTGGAGCTCTAACTCTAGCTTATAAAGTGTTTGGTAAATATCGAAAAACTGCCTCTAATAGAAAATGGAAACACATTTCTTCTGCTGAATCTTTCCACCCCGAAACTCAACCTCGTGTCAAAACTCAACTAATAACTGAATCTTTCCACCCCGAAACTCAACCCTTAACAAAGACCCAACTCATTACTGAATCTTTCCACCCCGAAACTCAACCTCGTGCTGCTAAAAGTCTCGTTACTGAATCTTTCCACCCTGAAACTCAACCTCGTGCTGTTACTCAATTAGTTACTGAATCCTTCCACCCCGAAACTCAACCTCGTGTTACTAAACAACTAGTTACTGAATCTTTTCACCCCGAAACTCAACCTCGTCTTAAAACTCATTTGATAACTGAAATGGATGGTGAAACAACTTTGGACGCTCAAGGATGTTTAGATGAAAATCAGATGCAAGTAATTTCTCTTGCTTCTAAACAACAGTATCAAATTATTGGTAACTATGATGATGGAACCTCATATGCTTATGGAAATGGTATTGTAGTTAAAGGTAGCATTATGCTAACCTGTAACCACTTTATTACGTACATGAAATATCACCCTCCCACTAGAATAACCCTCCGAAATGCTTATCTCCCTAATGGAATTGTCATTACTTATGATGATTTCACTCGCCGTGTTCGTGAAGTTCAAACCAAAACTGATCTCGTCTTGATTGATTTGTCTCGTTGCGTTCCTCCTGGAAAAGACCTCGTTCGTCACTTTGTATCTCGCACCTCTCTTCATCGTTTAACTACTTTTGTTGCTACTGTCTCAGGATATAAAAGTTGTGATAAAGTACCTATCCTTTCTGCTGGATCTGGAAAAGGTACTGTTGCTCATAGTATTAGTTATGCTCTCACGCTGCGCGATGGTACTAAACAAACTGTTTACGCTGTTCAAACAATTTCCTATCACATTGATACTCAAAAAGGTGATTGTGGTATGATTGCTACCGTTAGTGATTATCAACTCCCTGCTAAGATTATTGGATTGCATGTTGCTGGATCAAACCGTGCTGCTGACTCAAATTACGCTACTCTTGTGACCTCGGAAACGTTGACTGAAGCTATTAATGAAAACTTCCCTATGGAAGCTCATATTGGCCAAGGTTTTGACGTTTACAATCAACTCATTCCTGACTTTAAAATGCCCCTTTTACAAGAATTGGAGTTCCAAGGAGAATTTATTCCCATTGGAACTGTTGCTGCTAGTGGTGAATCTTTGAAAACTAGGATTCGCCCATCTTCAATTTATGGAAAACTTGCTGAAATGACTGTAGATAATGAACCTGCTTGGAAAGTGTGGAATGAAAATTATGTTACTGACCCTCGCTTTGCTGCTACTAACCAACCCACACTCAAACGCCCCGCCCGCTTACAACGATTTCGTAACGCTGAAGGAGAGCTTATTGATCCCTTGCTTAAGGGTATTCAAAAAGCTGGACTTCAAGCGCTTACTTGTGATACTAAAAACCTCGCTCTCGCTACTAATTCTGTCAAAAGTTATCTATACTATGATAGAGTTGGCTCAAACCGACCAAAGATTCTGTTGACTCATGAACAAGCCATTTGTGGTATCTCTGATAAAGATGGTATAAATGGTATCTCTCGTGTTACATCTCCAGGCTTCCCCTGGAGTCGTTTGCCACACAAAGGAAAAGGAAAAACCCATTGGATGGGTTTTGCTGACTGGGATTTCAGTACCGAAGGAGCTCTAGAGCTCAAGAAGTATTGTGATGAACAAGAAGCTTTGATTAGAAAAGGACAACGATTAGATATCATTTGGATTGACACTCTCAAGGATGAAGTATTACCTCATGCGAAAGTTGAAATTGGAAAAACTCGCGTTTTCTCAAATGGACCTATGCATTACACTGTGCTTTTTAGGAAGTACTTTATGATGTTTATGGCTCATGTGATGGACAATAGAATTTCTAATGAGATTGCAGTTGGATTAGACCCCAACTCGTATGAATGGCAAACACTTGCTAACAAACTGACTTGCAAAGGACCAAAAGTTTTTGATGGAGACTTTGCACAATATGATGGTACCTTGTGTGCTAAAATTTTGTGGAAAGTTCTTGATATTATTAACGATTGGTATGATGATGGACCAACAAACCGCCTCGCTCGAACAACTCTCTGGGCTGATATTGTTCACTCTGTACATGCGTGCAGAGGAACATTATATCAGTGGACTCACTCAATCCCCTCAGGCTGCCCCATAACTGCTATTGTTAACTCTATCTATAATAGTCTTTCTATGCGTGTGGTTTTTCTTGAAATGTGCCCTAACCGAACTATTCACGACTTTGAAGCTCATGTATCTATGAATTCCTATGGTGATGATAATGTGGTTAATATCTCAGATGAAATATCTGAAGAATTTAATCAAATTGTTGCTGCTGAAGGTTATTCTAGAATTGGTATGACGTATACTGATGCTGACAAAGAAAGTGAACTCCGCCCCTACAAAACTCTTTCTGAAATCTCGTTCCTTAAGCGCTTTTGGGTTAAGGATAAGTACCTTAACTTTTATGGCGCTCCTGCCACTCTCGCCTCTCGACTTGATATCCTTAATTGGACCCGCGAAGACAATATGACTGACTCTTACGAAAATGAAATGATGACTGTAACTAGTGTAGCCTATGAACTTGCATACATAGGTGAAGATGCGTTCAATTTTTGGACGCCTCTTATTGCTAAGGCTTACCTCCAAGCCGGACATAAGATGCCAGTGTTTTCTCACTATACTGATTATCTTAAGTCAAAGAGTGTAATGTGATCTCATTAAGGACGATAAAATTCTACTAGTCAAAGTCCCGAAATGCTTAACCGTTAAATGCTATTACACGAAAGACGCTGCTTATTTAAGCTTATTTCCTAGGATGCGTCGTTGGCAGCCCCAACAATATCCAAGGAACTAGTAGTCGAAGAGACGCACTAAGTTATGCCCTCTTTTAAATAACCAACTTACTGACAACAACCCAAATTCTCAACTTGAAACTTACGCCTCAAATTCTGACCCTGCTGCCTTTAATTTTTCCACTGACGCCTGTGAATTGCAAAATGAAACAGTCGCCACGCTTACCACCCATGATGATGGTGGTGTTCCTCAAGAATACTACACATCTAACCCTGCTAAATTACCCCGTCAATTGCAAAACCAATGGGGAGATCATGGTCATCGTTCATTGAATGATTTCCTTACTCGCCCTGTTCGTGTTGCTGTTGGCACCTGGACCACTAGCCAAACTACTAACACTGCTATTGCTACTCTGAATTTCCCAGATATCCTCATGAATAAAACTTTAATCTCTAATAAACTGGATGGTTTTACGTTTCTTCACGCTGGTATCCGCCTCCACATTGAACTCACTGCTCAACCTACTCAAGCCGGTATTCTACTTGTGTCTCATCAACCGTATGCTAAATATGCTGCAACTCAAGCTACCAAGATCAATGCCACTTACACTGGTAAATCTGGCTGCCCGTCACAAATTATTAATATTGCTTCTGCCTCTGGACCCCGCTTCATTACCCCTTATCTCGCCCCCCGAACTGCTTATAACCTAGCTACTGGACAAGGAACACTTGGAACTATTACTGTGTCTGTGCTTTTACCACTCTCATCTAGTTCTGCTTCTAGTGTACCTTATACTATTTTCGCCTCCCTTGATAACCCTGTTGTATCTACGCCTACTGCTGCTAAGAATTCTATTCTCCCTGCTTTAGTTGCTCAGATTGGTGATGCTATCATTCAGCCTGCCCTCAATTTGTGTGAAGGAGATGGTGACGATCGTCATCTTCTCGAAGCTCAAATTGGTGGTGAGTTGGGTGGTAGAGAAAGTACTGGAACAATCTCTGGATTTGCTCGCTCTGTTGCTGCCGTTGCTGCCTCTGTTCCTCCTTCATTAGGTCTGTCATCAATTGTCAAACCTGTGGAGTGGATCTCTAATGCTACTGCTTCCGTTGCTTCTTATTTTGGATTTTCTAAACCTATCTCACAAGTTCCTATTACTAAAGTTAAACAACAACCCGTTAGTTATATGATGAATTGCAATGGAGTGGATTCCTCCCACAAAGTTGCTCTCATGGCCGACAATGAACTTGAGACTGACCCTGCCTTGTTTTCAACTACTGATGATGAAATGTCTATTTCTAATCTTGTTACTCGACCTGCCTGCTTACAAACTTACACTTGGAATAAAACTGATATTGAAGGAGCTTCTTTGTTTGACATAGAGGTATCACCTTCTCAACTTTTTGTTTTGCAAGATTCTGTTAATGCTTATGCTAATGGATGCCATGCATGGATGCTTGCCCAACAGTTTGCGCTTTGGAGAGGTGATTTGGTTTATACATTCCATTTCGCTAAAACAAAGTTTCATTCTGGAAGGCTGCGCTGTGCTTACTACCCATACGCAAATTCTGACAATTCTAATTTACAAAATATTGATAACATGATGACTTATGCTAAAACTGAAGTTTTTGACTTATCTTCTTCTGATTCGTTTACTTTCACTGTCCCCTTCACTTCTTCGACAGATTGGAAAATGACCTCTCGCTCTGCTACTTATAACGAAAGATGTACTGGTAAGTTTATTATTGAAGTTCTTAACCCTCTTGTTGCTCCTGATATTGTTTCTGCTACCGTTAAATATATATTAGTTGCGCATGGAGCTGCTAATCTTGAATTTGCTTTGCCCATTCGTTCACGAATCCGCCCGCTTAGATTTAACCCGACCGAACTCGCCTCTAACCGTGTTACTCGCTCAATTAAACCTCTTTCGCTCCCTGATTCTGAAGATATTATTGAGAACTCACCTAGGCGTCTCCATGCCCAGATTGGGTCTCTCAATTGTTTCATTGGAAATAGGAATGTGGAAGTTTCATCTAACGACCCCCTTCGAAAATCTCGTAAAATGAAGGTTAAAGCTCCAATGGCTGAGGTTGATATTGAGACTGCCACGGAAGCTACCCAGACCGAACCTGAACTGGAAGCTCAGATAGGTGCACAACCTACTCTGCAGCGAAGCCAAGCCCGTGAATATGAAGTTGAGCATCCTACTACCAATATGCTTGCGCAAGCAAGAACAGTTGGTGAGGTTGTTCCATCTCTACGTCCACTAGGTAAACGCTTCCAGCGTATTATTCGTGATGGTGCAGTTCCTCCGGATGCCTATCTTGTTATCAAACCCTGGTCATTTAGTGCTAACCCTAATATACCTGATTTTATGGCTATTTACCGTGATATTTATCAGTTCTACAGAGGTTCGATGCGAATCAAAATCTTTGTTACTGAGAAACCATCCGGTTTTGACCCTACCCTCCCCCTCACAGTTTATCTATCTACTGACCCTACTTCTGTTGCCCCTGTTTACTACAACACTGTTAACCAAGTTGTTCAATATTCCATAGATGCTACTGCTAACTCCGCCCTGAACCAATTTGCCGATTCCTTCTGTGTCTTCCTAGATAAAGAAGGAGCTATTGAACTTGATGTTGCATACTACTCGCACTACCCTATGCTTCACAACAATGACAATGCTGATGTTAATCCGGAAAGTGGTGCTGTCCCCTATCCTGTTATAAATGTTGAAGGACTTGGGGATTGTAAAATAGATGTCTATCGTGCCCTCGGCGATGACTTCTCTTTTGGGACCCCCCTAGGTCTGCCCTTGTTTAAGGTCTTAACTAGTTAGAACATTGGACCCTGGTGTTTATTCGGATAATTGTCACCAGAAACGAAAAGTTTTGGAGCTGATGCGACAGCTTTCTTTTCGAACGATT